ACGCCAAAAAACGGTCGAATGCACAGAGCTTTAAAGACAATGCGACGCCTATACTTGTTGCCACAAAAGCGTATGGTATGGGCATTGATAAGCCAAATATTCGATGGACCATCCATATGGGTGTGCCATCTTCAATGGAGGCCTTTTATCAAGAGGCAGGCCGAGCGGGCCGTGATAAGAACCTTGCTTACTGCACCTTGATTTTTTCTGAATCTGATACCGACGCAACAGACAAAGCGCTTTCGAACCAAGGCACATTGGAAGATTTACGACAATCTGCGGCATCATTTAAAAATAATAATGATGATATCAACCGAGCTCTATTTTTTCACCTAAACGCGTATTCTGGAGTTGATGAAGAGATCGAAGAAGTTTCAAAAGTACTTCAACTTGTTGGCAGCCTGACTGAAAGAAAAAACATCATAATACCATTCAATAATGATACCAAACTGTCAATTGAGAGAGCGATACTACGGCTTACAAAGGCGGGCATTGTTGATGACCTAGAAGTCAATTTTGGCGGTAGCTTTTTCTCCTTAAAAGCGCCCCCTTTTGACTTTGATTGCGCCCGGCAGAAGATTGAACAATATATCAACGAAGCTCAACCTGCGCGTCTCAAGAGAATTGTTCAACAGCTTAACCAAATTCAAGAGCAGGATCGAGATGCTCAACCGCTAGAACTTTGTCGCTTGATGGTTAACTTCACCTATGACGTCATCGAACGTTCTCGACGCCGAATGCTTTACGAAGCAATTCTACTTGGACGCAACTACTCAACGGATAGCGAGATCCGTCAGTATTTGCTTGATTACCTTCAGGAGGGATTAGGCGCAGAAAAAATTGCAGCTCTAGCTGAGAGTCAGGAGATCAACTTTGACGCATGGATTGAGCTGTTTGACAAGGTGAGTGTTTTGCGTGTTTTGGCAAAGGCGACTGGGATGTTGGACGTTGAGAAGAACGACAACAAGCCTTCGATTGTTGGGATCAACATGAAGGGGCCCGAGGCGGTTGCAACATATGAGGTTATTGATGAAAAAGGCGACGAAGGCTAAGGGGCCTTATGCGGCTGAGGGGGTTTTGTTTCAGAAGGCGATGGTTGCGGCTCGAATGTCGATTGGGCTAACGGCGATCACCCACGGCCGGACTGAGGCGAAGATTGTTGATATGATGCACGGGGTGATTAAGCCGGACGAGCTGATCTTGGCATCGTTGCAGCTACAGGCGAAGCATGGCGGTGGGAAATGAGTGTTCCTAGCTTAGATCTGGACTTCTCTCGCAGCCCTGTTGTTTGGGACTTCCTGCATGACAAGGGCTTTGTGCGCGGGCTGTTGGGCCCGGTGGGATCTGGCAAGTCTTATGCCTGCGCGGCCGAGATCATGCTGAAGGCTGTGCAGCAAAAGCCTAGCCCGCGTGATGGGATCCGTTACACCCGGTTTGTGGTGGTGCGGAATACCTATCCCGAGCTGCGGACCACGACGATCAAGACTTGGCAGGAATTGTTTCCGGAAGATGTGTGGGGCGCGATGCGCTGGCAACCGCCGATATCGCACCATCTCAAGCTGCCAAGCCGGGGCGACATTCCGGGGATCGACTGCGAGGTGATCTTCATGGCGCTTTCTACGCCGCAGGACGTTCGCAAGCTTTTGTCGCTCGAGCTAACGGGGGCTTGGTGCAACGAGGCGCGGGAATTGCCAAAGGCGGTGATCGATGGCCTGACGCACCGGGTCGGCCGATACCCGACAAAGAGCGATGGGGGCCCAAGCTGGTATGGCATCTTCATGGATACCAACCCGCCGGATTCGGATCACTGGTGGCACACGCTCGATGAGAAGGAACCGATCAAGGGCAAGTATGCTTGGAACTTCTTCCGGCAACCGGGCGGCATTGTCGAGGTGGCCGCAAAGGATCTGCCGGAAAACCCGGAGGCAAACGGCTATATCTTCGCAGCAGGGAAGTGGTGGCGAATCAATCCAAAGGCTGAGAATTTGCACAACCTTCCGCCGGGCTATTACCCTCAGATGCTGGGCGGCAAGAACCAAGATTGGATCCGGTGCTATGCCGAGGGCAAATATACGTTTGTGCAGGAAGGCAGACCCGTCTGGCCGGAGTACGATGACGAGATGATGTCGGCCGAGTTTGAGGTGGATTCGGAATATCCAATCCATATCGGCATCGACTTTGGTTTGACGCCTGCGGCGGTGTTTGGACAGCGGACGGCGGGCGGTGCGTGGCGAATTGTCGACGAGCTGGTGACGTTTGACATGGGCCTCGAGCGGTTCGGGCAAGAGATGCTTAGCCACATTGCCCAGCGCTTTTCTAAGCATGATATTCTGATCTGGGGCGACCCGGCCGGGATGAAGCGCGACGAGATCTATGAGGTGACGGCGTTTGATCACCTGAGATCTCTGGGGCTGAAGGCACAACCGACCGACAGCAATGCGTTTCAGGTCCGGCGCGAGGCTGGTGCGGGCCCGATGACGCGCTTGGTGGGTGGTAAACCGGGTTTACTGGTCCACAAACGGTGCATGAAGGTGCGCAAATCTCTAAGCGGCGGCTATTTCTTCAAGCGGATCAGCATGGGCGCTGGGCAGGACAGGTTTAAGGACGCCCCGGTAAAGAACGAACACTCCCACGTTGGGGATGCGTTCGGCTATATGTGCTTGGGCGGCGGCGAACAGCGCAAATTGCGCGGCCGGGCGGTGGGCGGGCAGGCAACTGCGGGCGTTTACAAGGCCAACACAGACTTCAGCGTGTTCTGATGATCGAGCTTCCCGTCTTTCGCACCACATCCGGCCAGTCGATCGTCAGGTTTCAACCGCAGCACCTCAATCGGCTGGATCTAAAAGAGCCTGAGCTGTCCGAGCTGCGCTTGGATCCGTCAACTCTCGATCGAGTTGCTCAAGCGGCCGAGCCTGACGCGTCTTGGACCGGGATGTTTCACGGAAAACCTGTCGTTTGCTTTGGAATCAGGACGATTTTCCCCGGCGTGGGCGAGGCGTGGCTGCTTCCGGGGGCGGATATTGATCGCCATGCGATATCGGTATGCCGTGGAAGCCGCCGGATTTACCAGCATTTCATCAATGAGGGGGTGTTTCGCAGGATCCATGTGGTTGTTGATCCTGCAAACGATACCGCTTTCAGGTTTGCCAAATGGAATGGTTTTGATGTAGAAGGGATCATGCGCAAGTTTGGCGCTAATGGATCAGATCATCTACTTATGGCAAGGATATCGGAACATGGGAAGTCGTAGAAGCTCCGCAGCAGCTCCTGCTGCTGCTGTCACCACCGCAAATGCTGAAGTAACGGCCGTTCAGCAAAAGCAAGAAGAGAAGGCAGTTGCCCAAGAGAAGCAGGCACTGACTGAAGCCTCGGCCCGTTTGCGCCTAATGCAGACTGGCGGGTTGCGTTTGCTGTTCTCCCCGCTGCGGATGCAGACATCTGAGGGAACGCAGATGAACAAGAGCCTCGGAAGCGGCATCTAATCCCCACAATCAGGAGCCGAATCGATGGCAAAGCTAAACGTCAAGCAGATCATGGAGCGAGAGGCGAAAGCCCAAGCTCGCAAGGACGAGTGGCGCTCGATCTACGAGGATTGCTACGAGTTTGCGCTTCCGCAGCGCAATCTCTACAGCGGCTTCTATGAGGGCGGCGTGGCCGGGCAGAATAAGATGGCCCGCGTCTTTGATTCGACGGCGATCCACGCAACGCAGCGGTTCGCAAACCGGATCCAAGCTGGATTGTTCCCGCCCTACAAGAAATGGTGCAGGCTCGAGGCCGGAAGCTCAATTCCCCCGGACAAAAAAGAGCAAGCAACTCAAGTTCTGGACGCATACACCGACCGGATGTTCGAAACCTTGCGCCAGACCAACTTTGACTTGGCAATCGGCGAGTTCCTGCTCGATCTCTGCGTGGGCACGGCCGTAATGATGATCATGCCGGGCGATGAAGTGACACCAATTCGGTTTACGCCTGTGCCTCAGTATCTCGTCGCGTTCGAGGAAGGCCCGTTTGGCACAGTGGACAATGTTTATCGCAAGCTCCGCATGAAGGGCGAGGCGATCAAGCAGGAATACCCGGATGCAAACATTCCGGCGCACATTCAGGCTGAGATCGACAACTCGCCAGACAAAGACATCGATCTGATCGATGCCGTGATCTTCGACAAAGACATGGGCGTCTTCAACTACCATGTGATCTGGCCGGGCAAGAACCATGAGCTAGTCCAGCGCACGATGAAGTCAAACCCGTTTGTCGTTGCTCGATACATGAAGGTTGCGGGCGAGGTTTACGGGCGCGGCCCGCTTGTCACGGCTATCCCCGACATCAAAACCTTGAACAAGACGCTCGAGCTGGTGCTGAAAAATGCCAGCATTGCAGTTGCGGGCGTCTATACCGCAGCGGATGACGGCGTTCTGAACCCCAATAACGTGCGGATCCAGCCCGGCGCGGTGATTGCCGTTGCTCGCAATGGTGGACCGCAGGGCCCAAGCCTAATGCCGCTTGCGCGGTCGAGCGATTTCAACTTGTCCCAGATCATCATCAACGATCTGCGCATGAACATCAAAAAGATCTTGATGGATGACACGTTGCCGCCCGACAACATGAGCGCAAGGTCGGCGACCGAGATCTCAGAGCGCACCCGGGAGCTGGCAACCAACCTTGGATCTGCCTTTGGCCGACTGATCAACGAGACGATGATCCCAGTCGTGACGCGGATCCTTTTCGTGATGGACCAGATGGCCCTGATCGATATGCCGCTGCGCGTGAACGGGCTCGAGGTCAAAGTCACCCCGGTTTCGCCACTGTCTCAGGCGCAAAAGCTGCAAGAGGTGCAGGACGCAATGCAATACACGCAGATTGCAATGGGCATGGGCCCAACTGGCGTGGCAACTGTGTCGGTTACGCGCCTTCTCCAATTCGTCGCAGAGCGCATGGGCATCGACAGCCGGGTTATTGCAACGCAGGAGGAGCAGATGGCATTCTTCAAGCAAATGCAGCAGCAGCAAATGGCTGAGCAGCAGGCGGCAATGGCGCAACAAGCACCACAAGGGGCAATGCAATGAGCGATGGATGGGCAGATCTATCACCAGCTCTAAACGTCCGGGCTGCTCCGGATGATTTGGATTTTATTTATGGGAAGCTGTTTAAGTCTCCCGAAGGCCAAAAAGTTTTGGCACATATGCGATCGATCACGATCGAGCAGCCCGTTTTCGTCCCGGGCGAAGATCCCAGCTATGGCTATTGCCGGGCTGGGATGTGCGAATTGGTTCGCATGATCGAGCGGCGAGTGGAGAAGAGCAACAATGTCTGAAGCGCAAATGGATGAAGGCCCGCTAGTAAATCTGAGCGGCCAACCTGAAGCCACGGCGCAAGGGGGTCAGTCGATCCCTCTGCATGATGAACCGAAACCAGACGCAGCTCCGGCGGAAAGCTTGTCCCGGCCGGATGGTTTTCCGGCAAAGTTCTGGACCGACAAGGGGCCGGATGTCGATAAGCTGGCTAAGAGCTATTCCGAGCTGGAAAAGCAGTTTAAGTCTGGCAAGCACAAAGCCCCGGATGAGGACTATGACCTGTCATCTTTGATCGACAAGGGCGTTTCGGAAGATGATCCGATGCTGTCCACCTTCAAGAGCTGGGCAAAAGAAACTGGCATCAACCAAGCGGCATTCGAGGATATTGTCGGCAAGATCACCGAGATCACCGGGAAGCAAGTCGAGTCGTTTGAGATCGATCGCAAGGCTGAGATGGCAAAGCTTGGCGAGCGCGGCCGAGAAAAAATTGAAATGGTCGAGCGCCACATTATGAAGCTTGGATTGTCGAATGAAGAGCGGGACGCAATTGCGTCTGGCTTGGACAATGCGTCATCGATCAACGCAATGGTGAAGATGATCCAGTCTTTCACAAACGAAAGCCTGCCAGTCACCCCGGCCGTAAACACTCCGACAATGACGCGGGCAGACCTCGAGGCTGCGATGCAAGATCCGCGTTATGGCAAAGATCGGGTCTACACTGATGGCATCACATCGAAGTGGATGAAGTCGCAAAACGTCTAACTGTTTACAGAGCTATCGCTTGCGTGTATCTTAGCCGAGATGGATAACCCTTGTGGCCCTTCTATGTAGTAAGACCTACTGGCCCGGCGAGGCCACAACACGCAAGCGAACCGCCCGATTTCGGATAACGGATCGCGTCTAGTTTGAAACTCATATAGGAGATTCTGCTATGGCGCAGAACGTCACAACGGCGTTTGTTGACCTCTTCGAATCCGAGGTTAAGCAGGCGTATCAAGCTGAGTCGGTGTTGCGCGGCACGACCCGCACCCGCACTGGTGTTCAAGGCAACACTGTTAAGTTCCCTAAGATCGGTAAAGGCGTTGCAACTTTGCGCGTTGCCCAGACCGATGTAACCCCGCTGAACGTCACCTACGCTACAGTGACGGCCAGCATGACCGACTATATCGCTGCCGAATACTCGGACATCTTCCACCAGTCGCACATCAACTTTGATGAGCGCCGGGAGCTTGTCCAAGTGGTTTCAAAGTCGATTGCTCGTCGTTGCGATCAGATCATCATCGACGCTCTGAATGCTGCTTCTAGCGCTTCGACTGTTGCAACCAGCATCGGCGGCGCTGCTTCCAACATGAACATTGAAAAGATCCGCGCTGCGGCCAAAGCCATGAACACCAAAAACGTTCCGGCTGAAAACCGCTATATGCTGGTCCATGCTTCGCAGCTCGATGCCATGCTTGGTTCGACCACCATCACTTCCTCGGACTTCGCCGTTGTTAAGGCGCTGGTTCGCGGTGAAGTGAACCAGTTCATGGGCTTTAACTTCATCACGATCGGCGATCGCGACGAAGGTGGCCTGCCTAAGCCGTCCACCCGGACTTGCTTTGCTTGGCACATGGACTCCGTTGGCTACGCTGAATCGATGGCGCAGAAGACTGAAGTGAACTATATCCCCGAGAAGACCAGCTACTTGGTTTCCTCGATGTTCTCGGCAGGCGCTATTTCCATCGATGACGAAGGCGTTGTCAAAATTTCCTGCACCGAATAAGGAAGGGGCATCGTAAATGGCTTACTCTTCGACTGGCTTCACGACTGTTTCGGCGTCCAAGCGTGGCACGGCCCCAAGCATCTATGCCTATAAAACGGCAGATGCTTTGTCGGTTGTCCGCGTTTCAGGATATTTCGACGCTCTCGCCAACACTTTGGTTGTGGGCGATTTGATCTATGTCGTTTCTTCGACCGGATCCACGGCCGTTTGTTCTTTGACGCAAGTGCTAAGCAACGCTTCTGGCGTTGTTGACGTTGCAGATGGAACCACTCTGTCCGCAACCGACACCGACTAAAACAAAGTGGGGCGGCTTCGGTCGCCCCATTTCCTCTGGCTGGGGTAGAAAATGGCAACTGGCGATACCGACGTTTCTGTTTGTTCTGATGCGCTGGTTATGCTTGGAGCCAGCGTTATTTCATCTTTAAGCGAAGGGACGCCCGCAGCAACTGCCTGCTCCCGCCTCTATCCCGACATTCGCGACAGCTTGATCAGCGCTTATGCATGGTCTTGGTCTGTCCAGAAGGTGCAGCTTGCACAACTGATCACCGCCCCGACAAACGAGTGGCGCTATGCCTATCAGCTCCCAAGCAATATGCTTTCGGGGGCTCTTTCCGTGTTTGACAGCGGCGCATCGACCGCCCGGCCAATCAATTACGGCTGGGAAATCTATGGGTCCAAGCTGTTTACCAACATGGCTATTGTCTATATCGATTATCAGGCGACAGTGAGCGAGGCGGCAATGCCCCCGTATTTCGTGCGCCTGTTGAAAACTGCGCTGGCCGGAGAGATCGCAATGGTGATCACCGATCAGGCATCCAAGTCGGAGTATTATCGATCGGTTGCGTTTGGGTCCATTGGCGAAAACAATCGTGGTGGCTTGTTTCGCGAAGCTGTCAACATCGACAGCCGGGGCCAGCTAAGCAAAACAATTGAGGACTTTTCGCTGATCTCTGTGAGGTATTGAAATGCGGATTGTCCGGTTTATGACCAACTTCACCAGCGGCGAGCTGGATCCGCTGCTCAGATCACGGACCGATTTGCAGCAATATCAGAACGGGCTTGAGGCCGCGAGGAACGTGGTGATCCAGCCACAAGGTGGAGTGCGCCGCCGGGACGGCCTAGAATTTATCCATGACTTCACGGGCTTTACCGCATTCAAGATTGTGCCGTTTGAATACAGCACGATTGACAGCTATCTGTTGGTTTTTGTGAATGGCCGGATCTATGTCTTCAAGGCAGGCGTCCTACAGACCAACATCAACGGATCTGGCAACAGTTACATCACGGCGACCGGGCTAACTGCCGCGATGCTGGACGAGCTAAATTACACTCAGGCCGTCGATACGATTGTGATCTGCCACGAAGATCTTCAGACAAAGCGGCTTGTTCGAAACTCTGATACAAATTGGACATGGGAAGACCTACCGCTTACTAACATTCCCGAATATGCGTATGAGCTTGATGAGCATCTTCCGCAGTTTACCATCACGCCCAGCGCAGTGACGGGAAATGTCACCATCACGGCATCGGCGGCAACAACTGATACCGGGGCGGCTCAGGCCGGATCGATCAGCACAATCACGCTTAAAGCCGCGACATCGTTTACAACGAATGACCAGCCTGCCGGGATGTTTGTGGTTATCACATCCGGCACGGGATCCGGCCAAACGCGGCACATTGAGAGCTATGTGGCGTCCACCAAGATTGCCACTGTGTATCCAAATTGGACAACAGCGCCTGATGGGACGTCAAATTACAAGGTCGTGCCGTTTGCAGAAACCACAGTTGGGGAATACCTTCAGGTTGTGTCCGGCTTTGGCCGCGCTCGATACGTCGAGTATATTTCCGACACAGTAATGAAGGCCGTTACTTCGGTTCCGTTCTTCGATACGTCTGCAATCGTCAGCACCAAATGGCGCAGCGAACATGGCTATGAGGCTTCGTGGTCCAGCACACGGGGCTGGCCGAGATCTGCAACATTCCACCAAGGCCGTCTTTACTTTGGCGGATCTAAGAGCCGGACAAACGTGATCTGGGGATCGCGAGTTATCAACTATTTTGACTTCGACCCCGGCACGGGCTTGGCCGACGAAGGGCTTGAGGCAACCCTGAACACCGACCAATATAACGCGATCGTCAACGTGGCGTCCGGATCTGACTTGCGGATCTTCACCACAGGCGGCGAGTTCATTATTGCCAACGCAAACAATGGCCCAATCACGCCCAGCACATTGCTGGTTCGCCCCCAAACACGCCTCGGCACAAAGGCGGGCGTTCCCATTCAGGATCTGAACGGCGCGTCTGTGTTCATTCAGCGCAGCGGCCGATCGATCAACGCGTTCCAATTCACCGACACAACTGCCAGCTACTCGATCCAGCCTCTATCGGTTCTCAGCTCTCACCTTGTGAAAGACCCGGTGGATCTTGCGGTTCGACGCGGGACATCGACCGACGAGACTGACACGCTGTATGTGGTGAACGGCGAAGACGGGACAATGACAGTCTATTCGATCTTGTCGAGCCAAGGCGTCATTGCCGCATCAGAGTTTACGACTGGATCAAGTGGCACGGATGATTTCCTTGCTGTTGGGGTCGAGATCGATCGCGTGTTTGTCATTGTAAAGCGCACAGTCAACGCATCGACCAAGTATTACTTGGAGCGGTTCTCGTCGGATGTGCTGGTGGACAGCGCCAAGATTGGAACGTCAGGCGCAACAGTCGCTATGGAACACTTGCGCAATATGACAGTGAAGGTTTTGCGCGATGGATCTGTTGAGGTAGATAAGCTTGTGCCAAATACAGCGCCTTATCAGATCACGTTTACGACCGCAGCAACCACATCGTATCAGGTCGGGCTTGGCTTTAACGTCGAGATCCGCACCATGCCGCAGGAGCCAAACTTGCCCACGGGCACATCGCTTGGCGTGAAGAAACGGATTATCCGGGTCGATGCCTTGGTTAAGGACAGCCAGAGCATGGCGATTAACGGGACAACTGTGCCGTTCACCGCGTATGGGACAACGCCGCTCGATGCGCCTGTGCCTCTTGTTACAGGGCTAAAGACAGTGCATGGCATTCTGGGCTATAGTGAGACGGGGCAGATCAGTGTAACGCAGCCCTATCCGTTGAAGCTTAACCTGATTGGTATGGAATACCGCTTGAGCTTGGGGGAATAAGATGGGCATCGAAACTATCATTGCGGCCGCAGCTCTGGGCACAAGTGTCGCCGGGACAGTTGGATCTGCTCGAGCGGCCAAGCAAGCAGGCGCGGCACAGCAGCAGCAATATAATGCGCAGGCGGCTCAATCTCAAATGCAAGGCCGCTCTCAGGCAATTGCCTATCGCCAGCAGGGCGCTGATGTTCTGCGCAACCTAAATGAAACCTTGGCGGCAACAATTGCCATTGCCGGGGCGGGCAATGTCGATCCAACAAGCGGCTCGGCCCGTTTGCTGCAAGAGTATGCTCGGGCTGAAGCCGCGTCAGAGTTTGGCACGGCGCAGGAAAATGCCATCTTGGCGACCGCAGGGGCCACAGCTCAGGCTGGGATCTATCGTCAAGCCGGATCATCGGCCTATAGCGCCGGAGTTATGCAGGGCAATTCGATCATGTTTGGGGGGCTTGGCCGCGCTCTTAGCTTGATGCCGACATTCAACCCGTTCCAAGCACAGCAAGGAAACCCCATCTACCAAGGCGGGCCCGCCCGTTCAAGATAATTAAGAGGTAAACTATGGCTATGCTTCCGCGCTACGAACGTCTTGGAGTGAAGGCCGCACAGCCAGCACAATTGGACTTTGCAAACTTCAGAGAGCAATCGCAGGCGGCGCAAACCCTAAGCCAAAGCCTTGGCCGTATGTCGGATTTTGCCTTTGGCGTGGCGGAGGAAAAGTTTGGGCAAGTTGCAAAGCAAACAGTTTCCAACCTCGGGGCAACTGAAACGCTGGCCCGGATCCAGAAATCTGGCGGTCCGACGAGCAGTTTCGACATGGTGGCATTCGAAACTGCTAACCGCATTGCATCGGCCGAGATCCAAATGGAATCGGATAAGCAGATCAGCAGCCTTCTCGATACAGCTCAGAAGACCGGGATGTCGATCGCGGATGTTTCGTCGGGCTTGGCCGACATTACTGATGGTTATGCCGCCACGCTTTCGACGCTAGATCCGGAAGCCGCCGGGCTGCTGCGCGTTCGCATCGGAGAGGCGTCAGGGCAGGCCATACAGCGCTATGGATCCTATGTTGAGTCCAAGGCCAAGGCCGCTCGATCTGCTCGCATAGAGGCTTCCATCGATCTATACGCGAGCAACTTAATGAAATCTGCCGTGCTGCCGGGGGCCACGGCAACCACCCTTAATGAGCAGGCCCAAAAGGACGCCGCTTTGCTGATAAGCGCGGGCGTCGATCCTGACAAAGCAGCAGCGGCGGCGGCGGCGGCTCTTAAAGATGCCGTGATTGAAAACCTAAGCTATCGTGCTGTGAATGTGCCTATTTCAGAGTTAAGGGATGTAACAAAAGCGCCACCAACCGAACCGCTTGTCGGCTTGACTATGACTGAAACACTTTCGGCTTGGAACAAAGTTAGCACGATATACAGTGCGCGGACGGACTCGCTGCGTGTTGAGGCGGCGGCGGTCAACGACCAGATCAAATCAGCGAATCGGGTTCTTGAGACTGGTGGAATGCCGGGCCCGGTGCAAATTGCCGATCTTGGTGAAAAAGTTCAAATGCTTGCGGAATATGAGCCCAGTTTGCTGGCTAAGTTTGCCGATCTTAAAGACGATGCAACGTATGTTGCTGGGGTCCGAAACATGAATATCGACCAGTTAAATGCCGAGGTCGAGCGCGTAAGCGCAGGCATTGTTGGCATGGGCGAGGATCGTGTTGTGGACGGCAAAATTGTCCCGTTACTAGATACCCCCGATGAAATTCAAATGCTCGCGTTTGCAACCCAGACTCGAGACGCGGCAAAACGGGTGATAGATCTTGCAGCCGCAGATGCAGACAGACTGAGCGCAAGAACAGCAAGTCTGATTGGCGGGGCAGAAAACGCAATATCGCGTGCTGAAGAAGAGGCCTTGCGTGCTGATAAAGAGGCTTCTGCTGGCCCCAAAGCAGAAATTTCAAAATGGATTGATGTCTTGGGGTATCAACTAGAACAGCAAAATCCGAACCACGCCGTTACTAGCATGGCTATTCAAAATATTTCCGATCTAGTGCCCAAAATTGCAGCAAGCCAGATGACGGCAGATATTGTGGTGGCCGCAGAGCAGATCAAACTGATCAACAGTGACTTTGCCTCTTGGAAGGGAAGACTACCAGAAGATCAAATCGCAACAATTGCAAGCTTAATGAATGACATCCCGGCCAATGTCCCGGCGGGAATGACAACCGCAGATATGCTGCTTGTAAACGCCAATCGAGCAAAGTTGCTTCAAGGCTTACAGAAGAACCAAACCGATGCCGCTGATCGCGGCGACATTCTATCATGGGCCGCAACAACTGGATTTGTGATCCCGGCGGGCATTAACGGGCCAGCTCATCCTGCCGCTCAACCTTTGAATTTTTTGGGCACACCAGAAGACTTGGCGAAATCATTTGCGCAACGCATCAACGATATCGCAATACTTGAAACCAGATTTCAAGTCTCTGATCAAAACATCTTCCTGCCCCGGGAAAAGGCTTACTTCATTTCTGCTCTTGAGGCTGGCAATGTTGGAGAAAAGCTCGGGATCATTACTGCAATTGTCAGCAATGCCGGGCCTCAGACGGAAAGGCTTTTGAAAGAGATTGGCGCAGAAAATTCAATCTATGCCAACATTGGTGGGCTTGTTGCCGGGGGGCGGATTGAAACAGCCCAAAAGATTATATATGGCATGACTGTTGCTCAGCCAAAATCACTTGGAACTGATCGAATGAACGTAGCCAATGCGTTTTTCGGTGGATCGATGTACGCTATGCCCAAGTACAAAGAGTCTGTCATTGCTTCAGCCGATGCGCTGTATGCGGAGGACAACTCGCGAAACGATGATGGCGGGGTATTTGACTCGGATAAATACACGGAGTTTCTTAAGCAATCTCTGGGGAACATGACCATGTCAAACGATTTTGGAGATGTTCCCGCGCTGGTTCCGCTTGGGCTAGGCACGGATTGGCTTAAGAAACTTATTCTTGACGGCTCAACTGTCGAAGGGGCAAGGGCGGGTGTAGCATTAAAAGATGAGAAGGCCGCAAGCCAACAGTATGCCGTCTCCTTTTGGCAAAATTTTGTTATAAACAAAGATGATCTGGCGGATTTTCCAACAAACGCCCTTCCGGGCTTGGAATGGTATCCCGTCAACATTGGGCAGAGAGACGGCAAAACGGCATATGTCTTGCGTCACGGAAGCGGTGCAAACTTTGAAGATTGGGAATCAACCAATGGCGTCCCCATTTTATTTGATTTGAGCAAAATGCCCGGGGTGGCAAAATGATCCTTGATCAATACGACCCAACTGCGTTTCGAGCCAGCAAGGGCAGAAGCCGCCCCATCGGGACAAACGCTGAAAACTACAACGCCGCAGTAAGGCGGTATGACTATTTGGATTCGTCCATCGCAAGAACAAATATCCTAAGAGACATTTGGACTCCTATGGTTGAGGAGGTAAATGCCGCGACTGGATCCAAATTTTACAATCCTATGGATTACGGGTTTGAAGGGCTTCCCGGGGACTACGAAAGCGAATCTTTGGCATTCATGAGCTTTGTCAAAGAATTTGAAAGAGACAACCCGGGCGTCATTGATCCAAAGATCATTTCGCTGATGAGCTTGGAAGCGATCGACGCTGCGGTTATCGGTGAAGCTCGACAAGCGGCCGCTGAGTTTGAGTCGGTGTCTGAAAATAGCGAGGGGTTCTTAGCCGGGGTTTCGAGCCTCGCGGGATCTGTGGTTGCAGGCGCAGGGGATCCTTGGAATGTAGCGTTAATGCTTGGCACTATGGGCATTGGGGCTGGGGCAAGTGGAGTAAAAACTCTTGCAAGCATTGCATTGCGTGAGGCTCTGATCAACGGCACTGGTGAAGCTCTCAAGCAGCCGCTTGTTGCCTCTTGGTATAACAAAGTTGGCATGGAATATACGGCTCAAAACTTTGCCATGAATGTTGGAAGCGCAGCGGCTTTGGGCGCAGTTCTCCCAACCGCAATTGTAGGGACTGGCCGGGCCGTCTCTCGCGGCTTGGACATTAAGGCGGGGGTGACGCGGGACACCCGGGCGCTGATAGACTTCCTTGACGCTTCGCAGCCCGAGATCCGCCAACGGCTAACTCCTTCCCAGATGATCGACGCTGTTAATGATTTCAAAGCTGCTGGGATAAAGATTAGCCCCGAATCTGAAACTGCTTTAACAACAGCGCAGGATCTTTTGGACATTCAGGCCAGTAACCCGAAATCTGGGAACCCGATTGTCACCGGGCTTGAAAACTCCAAGGCTGTTGCTGCTGCGGGGCGCAGCCTATCCCTTGGCGAAGTGCCGGAAATCACGCCTGTGCCGATCGAGATGGTGAAGCCCGACGCAATCTTGCAACAGGCCGACAACCTTGATGGGTTTGTGTTCCGGTTCAACCCGAATGAAATTGGCGTCGATGCCAAGACGTTCCAATTCAAGATGGGCGGCGATGCTTTCGGTGTGTCCGAGCGCCTGCGCGGCGTTAAGGTTTGGGATCCAATCTTGGGCGGCGAGATCCTCGTTTATGAATTTGCAGATGGCCGGATGTTTGTGGCAGACGGCCACCAGCGCCTTGGTCTGGCAAAGCGGATCATGTCCGAGGATCCAGCTCAGAATGTTGTGATCTATGGGCGCAAGCTTCGCGAGGTTGATGGCGTCACGCCCGAGCAGGCTATGGTCGTTGCCGCAATCAAAAACATCGCAGAGGGCAGCGGATCCGCGATCGATGCCGCAAAAGTGGCGCGGATTGACCCGGTTGGTTTTTCTTCGCTGATTGGCAAGACGCTTCCGCCTTCGTCCGTCTTGGTCCGCCAAGCGAATGACATGATCAACCTGACCGACAATGCCTTTGGCGCAATCATCAACGAGGTGATCCCGGCAAACTATGGCGCGATCATCGGCCGCGTTCTGGGCGACCGGAAAGATCTGCAAGATGCAGCCGTCAAGATCTTGGCAAAGTCTGAGCCCGCCAATGTGTTTCAGGCCGAGGCAATCGTTCGCCAAGTGCGAGAAGCTGATGCCGAGCAAGTGCAGCAATTCTCCTTGTTCGGGGAAGAGACTGTCACGGAAAGCCTGTTTGTCGAGCGGGCTAAAATCCTCGATCAAGCCTACCGCCAGCTCAAGCAGGACAAGGCGACATTCGCCAACCTAACGCGAAACGCAGACCGCATCGAGGCAGAAGGCGGGAACGTCCTCGATCGTCAGCTCAACGAGCAGAAAGCAACCCAAGATGCGCAAACCATCGCCCTCCTCCAAACCCTTGCCAACCGCAAAGGCCCAGTCTCTGATGCCCTCTCAGCCGCAGCCAGAGCCTTCCGCGACACCGGAAGTTATGGGCGTCCAACCCGAGACTTTCTCGAATCAGTCCGCAATGCAATTGCAACAGGCGATCTCGACCGGATATCTTCTAGCGACATTGGGCGCACTCTCGATGGTCCGTCGCCGGGCAGCGCAGATACAGTCGGCAAAGAACCAGTCCTTGATGGATTCGAAGAACCCAACGGCGTAGCGGCCGAGCAGCAAATCGACCAGCTAACGCAGGATATGTTCCCTGCGCCTGTGCCCCGTGATCAAGCCGCAGCTTCAGAGCAACCGCAGTTTAATGCTAGATCTCCGATAGAAGAGGAACGCGTTCCGATCGAAGAGATCAGAATGCCGATCGACAATACGTTGCCGATAGACCAGATCCTTGCTCGAGTTGCGGCGCTTACAGAAGAAAACATCCCGCTGGTCAAGGGATTGATTAGCAGGATTGATGCCCGCTTTGGAACAAAGTCTGGGGACAATGTAAAGGATCTGGCAAAGGTTGCCCAGAAAGCAAATCGCCCATCGATCTTGGCAAAAAAACCTTGGCACAATGTCTCGCATATCAGAGACAGCTATCGGTTCAAGACTGTGATTGATGACATCCGGGATGTCCCGGCAATCTTCGATGAGCTTCTGGCAAGCGGAATTAGCCTAGTCAAAGTTGATACCGGAAAGCTGTTCAGCCCAAAAGAATGGGGATGGCGCATTATTGCGTTTGATTTGCGGATGCCCAACGGCCAACTTGTCGAATGGTATTTGCCGATTCGAGAACTTGAAGCTCAGAAAAAAGCAGAGGGTCATTTGCTCTTTGAGGAGTGGCGCAACAAAACGCCTGAAGAGCTAAACGCGCAGCATGACGCTTACATGGAAACCATCAGAAAAAGCTTTAAGGGATACGACGATGCCTTTCAGGCTTCACTCGCTCGCATTGGCATTTCGGCAGAAGAAGCAGCAGCATCTTGGGCAAGGGCTGAAAGCTCCATGCTTGAGGCTGCGCGGAAGTCCCCAAGCTCGTCGGGCATGATTACATCGCTAGGCGAGCGTGGCTTGGAAACCCAAGCGCCATCTAACGTTCGGATTGCGGAAGATCCGTCAGCCCAAAACAACATGACGCGGGGTGTCCCGTCTTCGATCAATGCAAAGTCTACTTCTGGCATAGCGGAAAGTCTCCAATTTGAGCCTACACAAGCGGGGCAGCAGGCGCTGATTCCCGGGGTTGATGTTGTTACGCAGCAGCAGATTATGCAAGTGGCAGGATCTAAGCCTATGCGCGGTGGCAGCGCCGCCCTGCCTGAAGGCGGCTTGTTTGACGAAGTTTCAATTATGCAGCGCGATCTCTTGGATGAGCTACAATCTACAGATACGATATCGGTTGGCCTAGCGCAAGATGCCAATGGCAACATTGTGTCACAAACGATGACTATGGCAGAAATGAAGACTATGCTGGATGCTGAAGACGAGTTCATCAAACAATTGGGGATCTGTGGGATATGAGTTTCAAGGCTTGCATCGAGGGCGCTGTCGGTAAGACCATCACCAAAGAGCAGGCCGATGAGGCGATCGGGCTCTTCGATGAGCTTGAGGTCCAATACAACAAGCAGATGGGGCCGGGCCCGGCTCAAAGCAAGGCTGCGATGGACGCCGCGAATGCAATGAAGATTGCATCAATCCAGCGCAAGCGCCGCGTTCTGCTTCAAGCTCAATCATGGAAATCGATCCAGAAGGATATGGCGACCTATCGGGGCGGTGATCCCAACAGCATGGGATCCGCTGCCATTGCGCTGCTCGAGCAAGACACTCTGAGCAGATACCCCAGCGTTGCTCAGCTTCACAATGTGATCCAGCGCCGGGCGACATCGATGATGGAACAGGTTTTGGCAACCTTCCGGCGTGACATCATTGGGCGCACCCGTAACAAGGCCACAATGAAAAACTTGATTCGCGAGGCGTTCGGGGAAAACACCGGGGACGCAGCGGCAAAAGAGATGGCTACGGCTTGGGGCAAGGCATCGGACTATCTGGCATCAAGATACAATGCAGCAGGCGGGGCGATATCTAAGCGCTCCGATTGGGCATTGCCGCAGAGCCATAGCGCCGCGAAGGTTAAAGCCGTATCCTACGACGAGTGGCGCTCCTACATCGTTCAGCGCCTCGACACCACCAGAATGATCGACCAGCGCAGCGATCTTCCCTTTACGCCTGAGCGGCTCGAGCTGGCGTTGAAAGACTCGTATGATGCAATCAGCACAAACGGAGTTAGCAAGCTTGTCCCGTCAGGCCAAAAGGGCGGTCGATCAATTGCAACCCGGCATCAGGATCACCGCTTCTTTGTCTTTAAAAACGCCGATTCTTGGATGGAATACCAAGGGCGCTTTGGCAACCCGGAGCCGTTTGATGTGATGCTCGGGCATATCGATATCATGTCTAGAGAAATTGCGCTGATGGAACGGCTTGGTCCAAACCCAACGGCAACGCTTAGCTTCATCGGCGATACATTGCAAAAGGCGGGCGTTTCAAACCACGTTTCGGTATCAAAAACGATGAGCGGCCTTTACTCGATGATTACCGGATCCAACAACGCGCCCATCAATTCTACAGCGGCCTTAACATTTGCGGGCATCCGGCAGGGCTTGCAGGCGGCGCAGCTCGGCATGGCGTCTTTGGCGGCTTTGACGGATCTTAACTTTCAGCGCATGACGCGGCAGTTCAATGGCTTGCCGCAAATGAACACGATCAACGATACGCTCAAGATGCTGGTCGCATCTGAGGACAAGGGCCGCTTGGCATTGCGCCTTGGCCTGACCGCAGAGGGCTGGTCCTCGATGGCATCCGGGCAGATGCGCTTTGTGGGCGATATGTCTGGGCCCGAGGTTATGCGCCGGGTAAGCGACTTCGTTATGAGGGCCTCTCTATTGTCGCCGTGGACAACGGCCGGGCGCTGGACGTTTGGCATGGAGTTTCTTGGAACTCTGGCCGACAACTCCGGCAAGTCATTTGACGGGCTCGATCCCAATCTTCGCTCGGCCTTGTCAAAGTATGGCATCGGGGAAGATCGCTGGGAGATCCTGCGCAAGACGCCTCTTTACGATTATCAGGGCGCGAAGTTCTTGCGGGCCGACGATGTTGCAGCTCGCACCGACATTGATCCCCGGCTCGCAAGCGACATCGCAGACAAGATGCTGATGATGATCGACACCGAAACCAACTATGCAGTCCCGTCTACATCATTGCGCGGGCGCTTAGCTCTCACGGGCGATGTCCAACCCGGAACATTCCCCGGCGAGGTCTTGCGCTCATTCGCCATGTATAAAAACTTCAGCGTCACTTTGCTGAACACGCACATCATGCGCGGCATCACGGCAGACGGGACTATGAACAAGGCAAAATACTTGGCAGGCTTTGCTATCAGCACAACCCTGATGGGCGCTCTGGCAATGCAAACCAAAGAGATTGTGAAGCAGCGCGACCCGATCGAGATGTTCAGCAACAAGGGCACACCGAATGCCGCGTTTTGGGGCGCGGCCATGATGCAGGGCGGCGGGCTTTCAATCTTTGGCGACTTCCTCTTTGCGGATCTCAACCGCTATGATCGGGGTCTGGCCGAGACTATTGCGGGTCCGGTTGTCGGATTGGCAAACGATATAAAGAACCTGACGTTTGGCAATGCGCAGCAGCTAATCATGGGGCAAGACGCAAACATCGCCTCGGAGACGCTGGGCTTCGCATCCCGGTATATGCCCGGGGCGTCGATATGGTATATCAAAGGGGCGCTCGAGCGCACTGTGATCGATCAGGTCCGCATAATGATAGATCCTGATGCCAAGAAGCGGATGCGGGATCTTGAGAAGAAATACAAGAAAGAGCGCGGCCAAGAGTATTGGTGGCGTCCGGGGCAGATGGCCCCAGATCGAGCGCCCAATCTTGGCGCTATGTTTGGGCAATGAAATCTGGTAAAGTCAGGTTAGAAAAAAGGGTGGCACATGGTTGATATCGCAATCAATGACGTAGCGCGGAGGATCCAGTATTCTGGGAATACTGGGCTAGGCCCGTTCCAGTTCACGTTTAACGTTTTTAGCCAGAATGACATTGCTGTTTACAAGAACAGCACGGCCCTGAATCTGACGGCTGATTACACAGTCACTCTCAACGCAAATGGCACGGGATCGATCACGCTGACCGGAACGGGTAACGGCACAGCTGTTATCTCGGCCGATGTTATTACGATTGTCGGGGATATGGCGCTTGCGCGGGTGACAGACTTTACGCCCGGCGGAGACTTCCAGACGGCGGCTGTAAACGAGCAGCTCGATTCTATGATCGTCATGTTGCAGCAGCTCGATGAGAAGATCGCAAGATCTGTTAAGGGCCCGGTGGAGGATACGATCACCGGGTTCACCATGCCGACCAACCGCAAGGGCAAGGTGCTGGCATTTGACTTAACCACTGGGGCGGCAATAAACGGGCCGACGATCGATGCGGTGGTGAATGCAGAGGCGTATGCAGCGGCCTCGGCGGCATCCGCTGCCTCTGCACTTAGTTCGCAAAACTCAGCAACGTCTAGCCAAGCCTCTGCAACTTCCTCAGCGTCTTCCGCCACTTCTTCTCAGACTGCTGCTGCTGCATCTGCTGCTGCTGCAAGCACAAGTCAAGCGGCTGCTGCTGCAAGCCAAAGCAGCGCTACTTCTTCTGCGTCTGCGGCTTCTACATCGGAAACTAATGCCGCGTCCTCTGCATCGGCTGCATCAACATCGGCAACCAACGCGGCAAACTCTGCCACGTCTGCGACAACCTCGGCGTCGACAGCTACGACCCAAGCCACCAATGCTGCCGCGTCTGCGACATCTGCCGCTGCCAGCTATGATTCCTTTGACGATCGATACTTGGGTCCGAAGTCTAGCAACCCCAGCGTTGACAACGACGGCAATGCTCTTCTCACTGGCGCTTTGTACTTCAACACCGTTTCCAATGAGATGCGCGTGTACACTGGTTCGGCTTGGTTTGCAGCTTATGTGTCTTTGGGCGGCGCCTTGCTGTCGGCTAACAACCTGTCCGACCTTAGCAGCGCGGCCACAGCTTTGGGGAATCTTGGGCTGACTGCGACTGCGGCTGAGTTGAATCATACTGTCGGCGTCACCTCGGCGATCCAGACGCAGCTTAACGCAAAGGCTGCATTAGCATCCCCCGCGCTGACAGGCACACCTACTGCGCCGACTGCAACTGTCGGAACTAATACGACCCAGATCGCAACCACGGCGTTTGTCCTAGCAAACTTGCTCAACAAACAGACTTTCACTGCATCTGGCACATGGACCAAACCTTCTG